TTGTCGGTTCCGTCGATCCACGCCCGGAGGTTGCTCGCACCCAGAGCGCTGTACAAATCCCCGGACGGGTCCAGGATCAGCGGCGTGCCCTGGAGGAACTTGACCGCGAACCCGCCCGGCGTCCACCCGGCAGGCGATCCGGCGCCGTCCCACGCCACCGACCCCTTGACGTCGCCGGCGGTCAGCGGCGTCACCGACAGCACCGCGGAGTACACGGCCCCCGTAGACCCCGCCGCGATGTTCTGCACGGTGATGGCCGCCCCGGTCCCGAGGTAGGTGGTGACCGCCTGCTGCGGGTACGACCCGATGGTCCCGGCATTGACCGACGTGGCCAGCAAGACCGTCCCGGCGTACAAGCCAAAGTTGTTCGCGTCCCCAACCGCTGCCGCTGTTGCCAGGGTGACGGTCCAGGACAGGAGAAACGCCCCCGTTGAGGCAGCCTGAGTGACGACCGGCGTCCCCGCGCTCGGCGCAGTGGCGGGGGTTGCGGTCCCCGATGTTGCCGGCCCGGCCGCGGGGGAGCTGGAGGTGCCCGCGGGAATAGTGACATCGGCGGTCACGATGTACCGGCCAAGCGTCATGCGGTCACCCCCTCCCTGGTCAGTAAGCCGTCTGCGGGACGCCTTCGACGCCGAGCGCCGGGGCGAGGCTGGCGACGGTGACGAGCACCCCGGTCAGGTGCGCGAGGTCCATCCCGCCCACCGGGACGCTCGTCCCCGCGGGAGTTCCGGTGACGATCACCACGTCAGCGGACCCGGCCGGGTCGATGATCAGCACCTGGCCGGCGGCGAACGAGGTCCCCCCGGCGGTGAACGGCAGCGCCGGGCCCCCTGCGGACACGCCGGCGGAGATCGCGGGCAGCGCCCACGCCCACGTGGGGGCGGCCGAGTAGGTGACGGAGACCGTCGCGCTGACGGGGACCAGGTACGTTCCTGCCGAGGTGCCTGCCTGGGTGCCGTTGACGACGACGGAGGTCAGGGTGCCGCCGGTGATGGTGACCGCTACGACGGTCCCGGTGCTGTTCGTCACGGGGACGGTCGTGGCGGGGACAGCGGGGCTGGTCACTGCCGGGGCACCCAAGGTGAAGGGCCACTCGCAGCGCAGGCACCGGTACGTCAGCACCCCGTACGGCACCATCGGGGCCGCGAACCAGCAGCGGGGGCAGCGCAGCGACGCTACATCCAGCGGCTCCAGGGTTCCCCCGATCCACGGCATGGGCTACCGGCCTGCCTGACGGGTGCGGCGGGGCGGCAGGTCCGCGGCATCGGTCAGGTGATCGGCCATCTCCGACGGGTCCGGCCGCGCGGGCTCGGCACCTTCCGGGGCGTTGCCGTTGCCGGCGAGGAACTGGACCGCGCTGGAGCCTTCCGGGTCCGGGCGGGGGGCGTCGGAGCCGGGCGGCGGCGTGGTGGGCCGGAACAGCCGCCCGGACACGGCGCGCGGCGGGACCATCGGAACCGGCTCATGCGTCCCGGCCGGGCCGGTCACCTTCCGCACCACCTCGACCTGCCGCCCGTCGCGGGTGCCGTGCCGGTTGAACGCGCGGGCTTCCTCTTCGGTCAGGTGCACCGTCTCACCTGGGTACACCAGGTCCGTCTGCCGGTCCTTATCGCCCCGTCGGGGGACGGACAGGCAGATCAAGGCGACATACTCATCACCGATGCGGGCCGACGGGGTGCCTTTGTCCCGGGCCAGGAGCTTGTCCAGGGTGGCGTGCTCGTCGGCGGTGAGCGGGGTTTCAACGGCGGTCGCGGTGGCTGCCATTCAATTCACACTCCCGACAAAAGAGCAATGGCCAAAGGCTGGTCGAGCCCTATGGCTGATGCCCTTTGTGAATCTGACCTCCAGGTTTTACGGGCCTCCTCGCGATAAAGAGGACCGGCCATGAACGGCAATTCGTCGGCGTAAAAGCCGCACCTATTGCGCTGCATGATGATGGCGTTCCCGGCGGGCACCTGACGGCTTACCAGGACGTCGAGATTAAAGATTTTCTGCGGCAGGACGCCCGTGTACATGAGCGATTCCGACGCGATATCGCCGATATACGGCGCGGCGAACGTGGAGCTTTGCAGCAGCGTGTTTTTCGTGCCGTGGTTGACTATCAGCGTGTCGGCCTCGAAGCCGAGCCACTGGGTAACGCCAGAAGGCGAAACGATGTTGGCGTTCTCCACGAGGTACACGGCCTGCGCGATGTCCGCGCGGATCGTCGCCGAAGCCGACGCCCACGGGTTAGCGACGGCCAATGTCTGAATGGACGCATTGGCCACGACGGCAGAATAAAATGCCGTATTCCAGGAATACACCATCGTATTTTTAACCTGGAGCAATTGCCTTGTCACCGGGTCGATGGCCTGACGTCGGCGCATTTCATCCGACACCATTATGGCCATTGCGCGTTCGTGCGTGAACACCACTCGCGGCACGCCGATACTCGTCGGGACGACCGGCACCTCGCCGAATTCCGGCCGGATCTCCGGGAAGTCGTCCGCGTACAGCGGGGTGCTTTCCGAATAGCGCACCGCACCCGATGGCGCAGCGCCGCCCATCCGCAGAACGGAGTCCATGATGAACTCGTTCTGCGTGATATCCAGAATCAGAGCCGGAATGACCAACGGGTCTTTCAGCAGCTCATTGACTGTGATTCTCGGGCCGTCGCTATAGCCCCTCGCGCCAGATGGCATCTGGTCAGTCCTTCTCTCTTAAAGGACCCGGGCCCGGCCCAGGAAGTAGGATGCGGACCCGGTGCCGCCGATCTGCTGGGTGAGCATCGCGCTCGACACGCCGCCTTGGTGGGTGCAGCGGGCGACGATGTTGTTGTACGCCGGGGTGATCGCCTGGGTACCCGCCGCGGTGCCGAACGGGGAATGGCTGGACCCGCACACGGTCCCGTTGCACGCCACCCCCGACGCGGAGCCCACGACGAGAAGCTCACCGACGGATGCCTGGCCGGCGTACCAGCACCAGATGTCCCACCCGCCCGCGTACACCGGCACGTAGTCCGTCAGCACCGAGATGTCGATCAGCGGCTCGCCGTAGGCGTTCGCCGCGCCGGTCTGGGTGGAGATGACGTTCGCGTCGGCGCCGGCGACACCCAGGCAGTAGATGTCCCCGGCCGCTGCCGAACCTCCGACAGACGGGCGGACGGTCAGGTCCGTGGTGCCCGGGGTGGATGAGTCGGGGCTGACGAACTGGCCGCCGAATATCAGGGTCGCGGCCTGGTAGTTGGCTGGCCCCCTGGTGTAATGCGGGAGTACCGCAGTCATGAGCGGCCACGCCCCCTTCTATTGCTAGTCACCGTTACTGACACCTGCCGATTCGGCTGCCTGGTCGTGAGCGGTCACGGCCCGCAGGTTCCCCGCGCTGATCGCAGTCACCTCGGTCGCAGACAGGTCGAGTACCTGGCCCTTCGCCAGCACGCGGGCCGGCTGGCCGTACCCGGATCCGGCCACCGTCACCGGAGTCACCACCACGTAGCGCGTCACTTGAGGCCGGTTGCCTGCTTGAACCGGGACACCACGTCGTCCCGGGATGTCGCGACCTGCTCCCGCTGCACGGCGTCGTCCGGCTCGTCCATCGGGGAGCCGAGCTCGACGTCGAGGTCGAGCAGGCGGGCCTGCCGGGCGTACTCGGTCAGCACCTTGCGCATGATCTGGCCGGCGTCGGCGGTCTTCCCGTTCGCCAGCTCCACGGCCCGCCCGGCGCCCTCGAGCAGCGGCCGGGCCAGCTCCGTGATGAACGGGGGAACTCCCAGATCGGCGAGCTTGCGTTTCTCGGCCTGGTAGTCGCCTTCCCGCATCCGGGCGGTGATGACGGACAGTTCACGGGCGGTCTCGTCCGCGCGTGCGGTGGCCAGGTCGATCGCGAACTGGGCCTCGGCGGAAAGGGCTGCGGCCACTGGCTCCTCCTGGTGCTGCTCGGCTGCGAACGCCGCCTGCATGGCGGTGAACTCCTCATCGGTCATCGCGGCGATCTGCATCGCCAGGTCGTCCTCGTCCTCCGTGGCGTCTCCGGTGCCCTCGTCCGGCTCGGCCTCGGGGCTCACGGCGTCCTCGGGGTCGGTGCTGCCGGTCAGGGCCAGCAGCTCATCGGGGGTCAGGACCACCCCTCCGGCCGCGAGAGCTTCCATCTGCTCATCGGGCAGTTCCAGCAGGGCCGTCAGGCGGGCCTTCTGCTCGGCGGTGAGGGCGTCAAGATCAGGCATGCCGTCGGTCCCTTCGGGTGGCGCTGCGGCCGGTTCAGGTGCGGAGAGGAGAGCAGGCGAGGCGGCAGGGGCGGCCTCGCCTGCGAACGTGGAGGCGGACAGGTCGATGACCTCATCGGGGACCGGGGACGCCGCCTCGATGGCCTGCCACGCGCCCAGTCCGGGAATCCGGGGGTCCAGGGTGCCGAGGACGTGCTGGATCGCGGCCGGGTAACGCTGGCCGTCGGAGCGCGCGTAGTCCTCCACGATCCGGGCGGAGACACCCAGCTTCGGGTTCTCGCGGAGCACTGCCTCGCCGCGCGGGTTGACCTCAGCTATGACGTACAGGCCGTCGTCCCGCAGTTCCATGTCGGTGACCTCGCCGCGGGTCCGCTCCGGGTCGTTGCTGTGCCCGTTGTCGTGCGTGGCCATCTGAAAGGGCACCTGGTCATAAGCGCGGGACTTGAACGCGGCGACGAGCTGGCCGAGGTAGTCCTTCGTGAAGTGCAGCAGCCTGCCCTTGTACTCCACGTCCCCGATGGGCAGGACTTGCTTGCGCCACAGCCGGTTGCCGAGCTCCACCGCATCAGCGGTGGTGAAGGGCGTCAGGACAGCGGTGCTCACGGATGCGCCACCCGGCGCGGCTTCTCGCTGGCTGCCTGATATAGCCGCTCGCGCAGCAGGTAGCCCTCAAGCTGCCAGATCTTGTCACGGGCCTCAGCGCGGGCGATCTTCTGGCCGATCTCCGCGTCGAAGTTCTCCGCGCTGACCGCCGCCGACTCGCCGGTCACCGTGTACCCGTTCTGGAGCATTAGGCAGCAGACGGTCAGGGTGGTGCCGGGGAACACGTGGTACTGCTCAGCGACGATCTTGGCGTCCAGGTCATCCGGTGAGATCCGGGGCGCGGTCAGGCCCTTGGCCTGGACTGCCTGCTCGATCGCCTGCTCGTCCATGACGCTCATCAGGCGGCGGCCGACTTGCCGAACACGCCCGGCTTGGTCTTCTGGCTCATCTTCGCGAACGTGATGGCCCGCGCCTCAGGGAACCCCTTGGCCATCAGCTTCTTCTTGATCGCCTGGCCCTTGGCGGTCAGCCCGTCATCGTCGGTGCCGTCGTCATCGCTGCCATCAGCCGGTGCCCCGGCTGCCATGGTGACCCTCGGGCCACCGGACGAACTGGTCGTCGGGGTGGCGAGGGCACGGATCGCGGGGATGCCGTACTCCCGCATCAGCTCCGTCTGCGCCGGCGGGGGCTGCAAGGGGGCGTCAGCGCGCTTCAGCGACCCGGTGACGGCCTTGTTCCAGGTTCCTACGGCTTCCATCAGTGCGGTGCGCTGGTGGTCGCGGGGGGCGAGATCCTGCCCGTTGACGTTGGCTACCCACTTGCCCGAATCGGTCTTCGTCAGCCTCGCGATGGTCGCGCCGCCGTGCCGGTGCCGCAGGACCGCGGTGCCGTCGGTGCCGCGGGCCACCAGGACGTCCATGGGGCCGGAGATGGGGCGGTGACGGGCGGTCGCCGTTGAGGCGGCGAGGCTGATGGCGTCGCGGGTGCCGTTCGCGAGGGCGTGAGCGGGACTGCCCGGCTTGACGTTGATCGCGGCGCCCTTGCGGACCGACGCGGTACCAGGGGCAGGAGTCTGCAAGACGGCAGGCTTGGACTGGAGGGACGCACCGGACGGGCCGAACGCGCTGGACACGTCAACGTGCCCGCACTCCGGGCAGGTCAGGGTTTCACCCTGGTCGTCCTTGGTGCTCTCGGCCAGGTAAATGCCGAGGTCAGGGTTGGCGAGGGTGCTGCCGCTGGAGAGCTTGGCCATGCCGCCGGCCGAGTACTTCTTGCGGCCGATGAAAGCGGCCAGGGCGTCCGGGTCGGTAGCGCCCCTGGCGGCGAGAGTGGCGGAGAGCCGTTTGAACCGCGCGCCGGAGCCTAGCTTGGCGGTACTGAAATCAAGAGACGCCGACACGCTGCCTTTCCGGTCAGCGTCCCAAGCCACCTGTAGTGCAGGTTAGCACCACCGGGAGTGAAGTTGCGTGTGCAGCGCGTGGTTAGTGCGCGCGTAGTGTTACTGGTGGGGCGGGGCCGGGCGCGGCTCAGCGTCCCAATGCCTTGCGTGCGCCCGGCCCCCACCTAAGCCCGAGTGGAATTTTTCCACTCGGGACCGGTCCTGTCGCATGTCCGGGGGTTGCTACGCGGGGGCGGGCTGAGGTGCGTCCATCCGGCCGTCCACGCGCATCCACGCCTCTACGGCCGAGCGTTTCCAGACCTTCCCCATCGCCAGCTCGTCGTAAGGCTTGGGGAAGTCGCGCCGGTTGATGATCTGCTGGACTCGCTGACGGCCGACGCCGAGCATCTGGCCGATCTCGGCAGCGCCTACGAGGTAGCGCGGTGTTGGTGCCATGCGGGCAATGTTACACGCAACTTGACTAGTCGCCAAGCTATGGCGCATACTAGTCACATGCCCAGTACGCGAGTCACCAGCAAGACCGCCAAGACACAGTGCACCGGCTGCGGCCGGGAGGTCCAGGCCGACCGCAAAGGCCACCTGTGGGCCACCGACCGCAACGACGGCA